CGGAGATCACGCAAATTGACCTGTGCTCCCGGCGTCAATGTGCATCGTCCTCCGGGCCGCGCCAGGTTGCATACTGGCTGTGCCGCAAGCTGACACATGCGAGCACTGGCGACATCGGAAGAATCTTCGGTCGCGATCATTCCACGATTATGCACGGCATCAAGCACGTTGACCGCTGGATTGCCGACAAAGACCCGCGCGGCACGCTGGCCCTTCGCCTCAAGGCCACGCTGGAGCACGGCCGATGAAGCCCCACGGCAACACCACATGGACGGACAAGCAGCGGATGCAGGCCAAGACCCTGCGCGCCCGAGGCTGGACCTACGACGCCATCGGCAAGGCGCTGGGCAAGACCAAGAGCTCGGTGATTTCGATGGTGCGCCGCCTGTCGCCGATCCCGACCAAAAAGACGAAAAGCGGCACACGAGGTTTCGAGCGCCGCGATCTCCGCAACGCCCAGGACCGCAAATGTCTGTGCTGCGGTCATTCGTTCAAGAGCGAGGGCAAGCATCACCGCGTGTGCGACTCCTGCAAGCAGAGCGAGGCATGAAGGTGCGCGGCATGATCCGCCCCTGGGAAGAAGGCGAGGCGCGCGGGACGACGGACACGATCCCATTTCCGGGCCATCGCACGCTGGCCGAAGCGTGGAAGGCCGAGTTCGTCTACGAGCGCCTTCTCGCTTCCCGTCGCAAGCCCGGCAAGAACGAGGGCGGAGACGCGGCATGAGGAGAAATCACGCTGACCGCGAGAGGTTCGAAGCCGTCAAGCGGCTCATCGAATCCGCATCGACAGAGGAGTTTCGGCGCGAGACGGAACGGATTCGCCGCGACCGCGAGGACTTTGCCCGCAGGTTCAACAACGTCATGCGCAAGCTGGCCCGCAATGAAATATAGCGGCACTGACGCAAAGATGATCCTGACTTTCAAATACAGGCTTCTTCTATCGAAGCATCAGTACCGTGCCTTAGCCGCAATCTGCGAGGCGCAGCGCATCCTCTACAACGCGGCGCTCGAAGAACGGATCGACTGCTACCGCAAGACGGGCAGGTCGCTGTCATACATGACGCAGGCGATGTCGCTCAAGACCATACGGGCCGACGATGCCGATGGTTATGGGGCTATTCCAGCCAATCTGTCCCGCGCGACCTTGCAACGGCTGCATCGCGCGTTTGATGGGTTTTTCCGCCGCACGAAGGCGGGCGGCAAGGCGGGTTTCCCGCGCTTCAAGTCCAAGGATCGCTGGCGCTCGTTCGGCTTTGCCGAGTTCTCCGGCATCCGTTTCGATGGCAAGCGACTGCGGTTCAAAGGATTGCCCGGCGGGCTGCGCGTCCACCTTCATCGGCCGTTGCCAGAAGGCAAGCTGTTGTCGTGCCAGTTTATTCGAGACGCGAAAGGGTGGTCTGTTGCTCTTCAAATGAAAGCCGCTGTTGCCGAGCGCCGTGCTGTTTCGCGTCCCGTTGGCATAGATGTCGGCTTGAACACGTTCGCCTATCTGAGTGACGGCGTAATCATTTCAAATCCTCGGGTGGCGCGTCGCGCTGAACGCGAGTTACGCCGCCGTTCTCGCGCCTTATCGCGTTGCAAGCGAGGCTCCAACCGCAGGAAGAAAATCAAAGCGCGCGTCACGACGCTTCACGCGAAGATCGCTAACACGCGCCGCACGTATCTCCACCAACAGTCCGCGATAATCGTCAGAAACTATGATCTCATAGCGATAGAAGATTTGAACGTGAAGGGGCTCGCGGCATCGATGCTCGCCAAGTCCGTTCACGACGCTGGATGGTCAATCTTTGCCAACATGCTGTCGTACAAGGCTGAAAGAGCTGGTGCGACGCTCATAAGGGTTGACCCGAAACTGACATCGCAGACGTGTTCGGGCTGCGGGGTGATCGTGAAGAAAGGCTTGGCCGAGCGGGTGCATTCGTGCCCCGACTGCGGCCTGGTTCTGGACCGCGATCACAACGCGGCTCTGAACATCCTGCACCGGGGAGTGCTGTCTCCGGAGGCCGCTAACGTGATCCATGTTTGGGATGAGCGTTGGCCTGGAAATCTCAAGACGGAAGGAATTTTGAATTGAGCCAGTACAAATATAGCGACGAGGTGCGCCGTCAAAGCTCCGAGCGGATGAAGGCCCTCTGGACGGACCCGGAGTACCGCGCCGCGCAGATCGCGCGCCGTAAGAACCATCGACTGCACATCAGCGATGCCGACCGCCGCCGCCGCGCCCAAGCCATGCGCGAGGGGCAGAAGAAACGCTGGCTCAATCATTGGACCTGCCCGCGCGAACATAGGCCACTGTACGACAAGTTGCGCAATGTCCTGGGCGTTGAGGCGGCCCGCGCCGAATTGCAGAGATACATCGCCATGCTCGACGGAGCGGGCAAATGAACACCCGACCCGCCATCCTCCTCTCGATGGCCCTCCCTGGACGCCTCGCGCGTCTCCAAGTGGTCGGAACCTCGGGCAGAGCATCGCCCATTTTTATTCCGCGTCCAAGTTCACCAGGGACGCACGCGACCGGGCAGCTTGGCAGGCCCAGCCCGGTCGCACCCATACCCCTCGCGAGTCGTTCCCAGGCGGCTCGCGACTGGCGGGCTCCGACCGGCATCCTCCCGGCTGTCAGGTCAGAGCCCGCCCCCTCCATTCGCGTGCTACCAGCCCGGTGTGCGCGAAAGACGGCCGGCGCCCTCCCGACGCCCTCCCCGCTCGCATGGGTGCCGGCCGTCACTCTCTCAATGGTGAGCGCATGATCGGCAAGCTTCTCTGCGCGCTCGGCTGGCATTCCTGGCGCCGCTATTCCAAGCGCACGGTATGCAGACGGTGCGGCCGGTTCATCGTGAACATGGGGAAGATACCCAAGCGGAGGGCGTGGTGAGGCGCAACACATTTAAACCTACGAAAGGACTGACCGATGTTTGAATCTGGCCATGCAGAAGAACAGCCCCAACCCAAGCGCGACTTGGCCGAGATGTTTGACCTTGATCGCAAGAAACTCACCAAGTCGATGGTGGACCGCATGGAGCGCGTCATGCGCGAAGCGGACGCTGCCAAAGACGATCTCAAGGAGATCATCGCCGAATGCCGGGAAGCCAACTTCAAGAAGCGCGATATCGAGGCGATGAAGAAGATCGCCAAGCTGCGCAAGGACGACAAGAAGGGCGCTGCCCAGGAGCAGCTTGAGGCTCTGGAGCGGATCGGCGGCATCGTCGGTTTCGATCTGTTCAATTGGGCGGCAGCGCGCGCCTGATGGTCTGCGAGACCGTCAAGACCGGCGACGGCTACGCCATCGTCTGTTCGCGTGGCAGACGCAAGCCGCCGAAATGCGCGTGCGGCAGGCCGTCGACCAAACTCTGCGACTGGCCGACAGCCAACGGCAAGACATGTGACAAGCCGCTGTGCGCCGGATGCGCCGTCCATGTCGGTCGCGACCGCGACCATTGCCCAGATCATGCCCTGGAGGCCGCGTAACCATGTTTGCGAGTCTTCTCCTTCCATTTCCCCCATCCGTAAATAATTTGTTCGTCAACAACAGACGGACGGGCGGTCGCTTTCCATCGAAGCGATACAAGGAATGGCAGGAGGAAGCTGCGCGCGCGCTCAAGGATCAAGCAGCCGTCCCGGCGTTCAAAGGCCCCGTCGAGTTGTCCTTCCAATTCGGCAGGCCGGACAAGCGCAAGCGCGATCTCATGAATCTGATCAAGGCGCCCGAGGATTTTTTGGTAAGGCACGGCTTCATCGAAGATGACTCGCTCGTCCAGAAGGTGAGCGCCGAGTGGACGGCCGACACGAACGGCGTGCTGATCGGGATAGCCCGCGCATGACCTTCCAACTCAGCCTCCCTCTCCCCTCCTGGTACGTCTCCCGCATGGACGCGGCAACCGAGCGTGCCATGAAAGCCCGCAAGAACCACAAGGCCAGGAGGGATTTGGACGCGCGCTCCAGGTTCTACACGACGGCGGCATTAAGGGCGGAACGTGCGGCCCGCGAGCAGGGGGCACGCGCCGCATGATTCCGATGAAAGCCAATATCCCCTACGGGCCGACAGGACCGAAGACGGTAAGGCGAGCCAACGGTGTCGCCCAGGACTTCGACTGGACGCCGGACGCCTGCCGCGAGCTTGAGCAGCTTTGGGCCACGGGCCTCAGTGCATCCGAGATCGCCACCCGCATGGGCGTTTCAAAGAAGGCGATCGTCGGCAAGGCGCGGCGTTTGGAACTCCCCATGCGGAGGGAAAGCCCAGCCAAGCATATCCAGGAGGAGAAGGTCGTGCGCCGCCGTGAGAAGGAAGGTTGGGTCGGCATATGGCCGCCATCGGGACATTGCCTGTTCGGCATCGGCGATCCGCAAGACGAGGGATTCCACTTCTGCGCCGAGCCGGTGACGCAAAGGGCCGATGGCACACGCAGCTCTTATTGCTCGAAACATAAAGCGATGTGCTACGGCGCCAGCAATTGGACCGACGAGGAACGCCAAGCACATGCGGCCAGGGTCGCTGCGGGCAACGCGCGGGCCAAGCATAGGGCCAGCGCGGCATGACCGTCGCAACCGACACCAAGGCCACTCTCGATGGCGAGTATCGTTCGGCCAAAGCGATATGGCGGATCATGAATTGCTGGTCGCCGATTACCGTCAAGAAGGTGCTCGACGAGCTTGTGCTTTCGGGCGATGCCGAGCGGCGGAGCGTCCCGATCCCCGGCGGTGAACGATACGAATATCGGCGGGTCGGCGCATGAGCGACTACGCCCAATTCCTGGCAGGCAAAGCCGTGCGTGCGCCGTTGCGCGGATTGAGCAAATCCCCCGCGCTCGCCTCGCATCTTTTCCAGTTCCAATCGCATTCGGTCGATCATGCCCTTCGTGCGGGATGCGCCGGGCTGTTTCTTGATACGGGACTCGGCAAGACCGAATGCCAGCTCGAATGGTCGCGCCACACAATGGAAGCGACGAACGGCCGCGCTCTTATCCTAACTCCTCTTGCCGTCGCCGGGCAGACCAAGCGGCGCGCGGATAGGTGGGGCTACGAGGCGCGCGTGATTCGCGACCAGTCCGAAGCGGGACCGGGGATCAACATCTGCAATTACGATCGTTTGGAAAAACTCGATCCCGAATATTTCGGCGCCGTCGCGTTGGACGAAGCCAGCATTTTGAAATCGTTCACCGGCAAAACCACCCGCGCGCTGATCAATGCGTTTCGGGGGCATCGGTTCAAGCTCGTCGCCACGGCGACGCCCGCCCCGAACGATCATATGGAGCTCGGAAATTATGCTGAGTTTCTTGAGATCATGGCAGCCAACGAAATGCTGTCGCGATGGTTCATCAACGATACGTCTACGGCTTCGCAAGAATGGCGGATCAAGGGCCATGCCGAGCGGGATTTTTGGGATTGGATGGCGTCATGGTCAAGGATGGCTGAGAAGCCGTCCGATCTTGGCGACAAGGACGACGGATTCATTCTCCCGCCGTTCGAGGTTCGCCGGCACAGGGCCAAGGAAAGCAATATCAAGGGACTGAACGACGGGCTGTTCGCCACGGCGTCAATGTCGGCCACGACCATGCACGACGTGAAACGGCAGACCTCGGAGGCTCGCGCGGAAATCGCCGGCACACTCGCGGGCGCCAACCCGATGATTTTCTGGGTCGATACGAACGACGAGGCGGACGCCGTGCAACGCACGATACCCTCGGCTGTCGAAATCCGCGGCTCCATGTCGATCGACGAAAAAGAGGAACGGCTCGCAGGTTTCGAGGCTGGTCAGTTCAAGCATTTGATCGCCAAGCCGTCGATGTGCGGCTTCGGGCTCGACTGGTCGCATTGCCACCGCATGGCTTTTGTCGGCCGGTCCTATTCCTACGAGACATATTACCAAGCCGTCCGTAGATGCTGGCGCTTCGGTCAAAAGGAAAAGGTCGTGGTGGATCTGATCGTAGCGGAAGGCGAGGACACCATCGGCCGCGCAATCGACCGAAAGGCGGACGGACACGCCAAGATGAAGGCGTCGATGCGAGACGCGATGAAACGAGCGAACGGCCAGAATGTGACGCGCATGGTGGCCTATCAACCAAAGCACAAAGGGAGGTTGCCGGTATGGCTGAAATCCGCTGCCTAGCAGAGCACCACGGCGACAAGTTCGCGGCGTACCAGGGCGATTGTGTCGATGTGCTTTCACAGTTCCCGGAAAACAGCATTGCGTTCTCGGTGTACTCGCCGCCGTTCGGGTCGCTGTTCGTCTACTCGGAATCCGCCGCCGACATGGGCAATTCGACGGACGATGAATTTGCCGACCACTACGCCTATCTGGTGAAGGAAAAGTTTCGCGTCACCATGCCTGGCCGGTTGACGGCGGTTCACTGTTCCGATTTGCCGATGACCAAGTGGAAAGATGGCGCGGTCGGCATCAAGGATTTTTCCGGCCAGATCATCGAGGCCCACGAGCGGGCGGGATGGATTTACCACTCGCGCCGCACGATCTGGAAATGTCCGGTTGTCGAGATGACGCGCACCAAGCACGTCGGCCTGCTCTACAAGCAACTGCAAAAGGACAGCTCCAAATCGCGCGGGGGGATGCCCGACTATCTGTTGACCTTTATCAAGCCCGGTGAGAACGCAAATCCGATCTGCCACACCCCGGAAGATTTCCCGCTCGATCAGTGGCAGGAGTGGGCATCGCCGGTATGGATGAGCGTCAACCAGTCGAACGTGCTGAATGTCCGCATGGCCCGCGACAGCAACGACGAACGGCATTTGTGCCCGTTGCAGCTCGACGTGATCGATCGCGCGCTGGTCATGTGGTCGAACCCGTCCGATGTGGTGCTTTCGCCGTTCATGGGCATTGGTTCGGAGGGCATCACGTCGATCAAGGCCAACCGGCGTTTTGTCGGCATCGAATTGAAGGAAGGATATTTCAAGCAGGCGTGCCGATACCTCGACGCGGAGGACCGGCAAGAGAGCCTGTTCGGGACGGCCGCCGAATGACCGTAACGACCGTCAGATATTGGCCGCACAACAAGCCGATCCCGAGGGGCTGGAAGAAAGCCGACACGGAACTCGGCGACGGCAAGTTGATGGGCACGCATGGTTATTGGGCAATCCTGATCGAGAAGGTGCGCCGTGCATGACCCCAGAACAAGCCCTCTCCCTCTGCCTGGCCGAAGCCAAAGGGGACGAACGGAAGGCGCTCGAGATCGCGTGCCGCTCGATATCGTATCTCCTGGCGAGACTCGGGCAGCCGGAGCCGTCGGGCCACAACCGCAACATCAACTTCTCGGTTCCTCGCCCAGCGAAGCCGCAACCGAAGGCGATCGACGAATGAGCACGCCCGGGCATCCGTGGATATCCATCGGAGAGATCGCCGACCTCATCGTCGACGAAGAGGCTGAGATGCGCAAAGCGTTGGGGGAGGGGTGATGGCGCGTAGGAAGGTTCTCGTTGCCGATCTGCTTTGTGGCGCGGGCGGTTCGTCCACCGGCTGCGAGCGGGCCTTGAAAGACCTTGGCCTCAGCATGGAACTGGTCTGCGTCAACCATTGGCCGGTCGCGATCGACACGCACAAGAAGAACCACCCCGAGGCGCGGCACTACGTTCAGGATATCGCCACGGTTCGGCCGCACCTGCTTGTGCCTGAAGGATATCTCGACCTGCTGATGGCGTCGCCGACCTGCACGCATCATTCGGTGGCGCGGGGCGGCAAGCCGACGTCCGATCAACAGCGCAGCGACCCCTGGCATATCATCACATGGCTCACCGAATTGCGCGTGAAGCGGATCGTCATCGAAAACGTTTGGGAGTTCATCGGCTGGGGGCCGGTCGATCCTCGCACCGGGAAGCCGATCCATGCGCGCAAAGGCGAATATTTCCGTGCCTGGATCGATACCATCCGACGACTCGGGTTTGACCCGGAGTGGCGCAAGCTCAATGCCGCCGACTTCGGGGACGCCACGACGCGCCAGCGCTTCATCCTGATGGCGCGCGCCGACGGAAAAACGGTCTCGTGGCCGGTGCCAACGCATCGTCGGCGCGATGCCGGAAAGCTGGATCTGTTTCCTGGCATCAATCCGTGGCGGCCCGCCCGCGAGATCATCGACTGGTCGATCAAAGGCAAATCGATCTTCGACCGCAAGAAGCCGCTCGCCCCCAAGACGCTGGCCCGAATCTACGCGGGCGCGATCAAGTTCAACTGGCCCGACCCGTTTCTCGTGATCCTGCGCAACCACATGGGCGCCCAGTCTGTCGACGGGCCGATCCCGACCGTCGCTGCCAATGGAACACATATCGGCCTTGCGCAGCCGATCATCATCTCCCCTCGGCATGGGAGGGCGGGCGCTGGGCCGCAGCCGCGCGAAGTAAGCCAGCCTCTGCCGACGATCACGGCCGGAGGCAGTCAAGTTGCCGTCGCGGAGCCCGTCATCGTGAATGGCCGCAAAGGCAACAAGGCTAAGGGCGTTTCGACCGACCCCGTTCCGACGCTCGACACAAAGGGCGGCGTTTGGCTGGCAGAGCCGTTCGTCATGTCGCGCCAGGGCGGCGGCGCGCCTCGGTCGATCGACGATCCGACCCCGACCCAATGCGCCAAGCACAGCCACACGCTGATCGCGCCCTACTACGGTTCCGGTTCAGGGGAGACTTGTCAAAGCGCGGAACAGCCTCTGCCGACCGTCACGGCGAAGGCACGCTTTGGCATGGTGGTGCCGCTCACGCACGCTGGCGGCCATGAGCGCGCACTTAACCCCGACAGCGATCCGCTGCCGACGGTGACCGGCGCGAACCGTGGCGAGATGGCGTTCATCACGGCGCAGCATGGGGAAAGGGAAGGGCAATCGCCGCGCGTCCACGACATCGGCCAGCCAACCCCCACCATCGCCGCAACCGGCCATATCGACCTCGTGGAGGCGACCGAGCAGTACGACATCCTCTTCCGGATGCTGGAGCCGCACGAATTGGCGGCCGCCATGGGCTTCGATTCGGAAGAAACGAAATACGAGTTTACGGGGACGAAGACGGAGCAAATCAAGCAGATCGGAAATGCCGTCTCAGTCGCGAAAATGAGAGCGTGCGTTGGGTCGATCATGTCCGACATGGCGGTCAAAACGCCCCAGACCAAGCAGTCGAAGCGGGAGGCCGCATGATGGCCGAGACCCTCCGCAACGTCCACAACATCTCGCCCTTCGACGGCAATGAGCGGGGACTGCCGGGATACAGGACGCCGCCGCATAATTTCGAGGCTGAGAAAGCTCTCCTGGGCGGCATCATGGCCAATAACAACGGCCTGATGCGGGTATCGGACTTTTTGCGCCCCGAGCACTTCGCCGATCCGGTTCACGGCAGGATCTACGAGGCCATCGCCAAGCAATGCGAGCGCGGGGTGTGCGATCCCGTCACCTTGCGGCAATTCTTCGAGCAGGAAGGCGCCCGGGCCGATGTGGGCGGTGGCAGATACCTCGCCGAGCTTGCCGCTTCGATGGTGTCCATCATCAACCTCGGCGCCTACGGCAAGCTGATCTACGAATTGCACCTGAGACGTCAACTGATCGATGCCGGGGAGCAGATCGTCAACCGCGCCCATTCCGGCGACGTGGATGACGCTCCTGAAGCGATGATCGCCGATGCCGAGGCCAAGCTGTTCGAATTGACCCAGGGAGGGGCCGAGCCGGAGCGCGACGTCAACTATTATCTGGACGAGACCGAGAAGATGATGCGGCGCGCGGAGGAATCCAGGCGCGGCATCGTAGGTCTGCCGACCGAACTCGTAGACCTGGACCGCAAGATGTCCGGTCTCTGCGCCCCGGACCTCATCCTGATCGCCGGCCGCCCTTCGATGGGCAAAACCGCATTGGCCCTGGCAATCGCCGACAACGTCGCCCGCGAGTACCGCGCCGCTCAGGACGAAAACGGCAAATGGACCGTCACCGCCGGGGCCGCGGTTGCTTTCTTCTCGCTCGAGATGTCGCCGGAACAATTGAACATCCGCCGCGCCGCCCGTTGGTCCGGCGTGCCGATGGAGAACATCCGCCGCGGCCGCTACGAGACCTCGGAGGAACGGGACCGCGCCTATCAGGCCCTGAAACTTCTCCGCGGGATGCCGCTCTATATCGAGACCCTGCGGGAGCCGACACCCCAAGCCCTTCGTTCCAGAGCCCGCCGGCTGGTCCGCACCAAAGGCATCGGTCTCATTGTGGTCGACTACATTCAATTGATGGACCCCGGCATCAAGGTCGCCAACCTGGTCCATGCCGTGACCCATATCAGCCGGGCGCTGAAAAGCCTCGCCAAGGAATTGAACGTACCTGTCGTGGCGCTGTCGCAACTCTCCCGAGCCGTGGAAAGCCGAGACGAGAAACGGCCCCAGCTTTCCGACCTCCGCGAGTCCGGAGCCCTGGAGCAGGACGCCGACGTCGTACGAGACGAGCGGATCGGCTTGCTGCAGTCCATCGGGCTGCGGGAGCGTGAGGTCCTGCATCGCGCGGAGCAGGCCGAGCGTGTCATCGAGCTTCGCGCGGCGCGCGGCCGTGAGCTGGCGGTAGTTCAGCTGCCGCAGCTCCATCCAGGCCCCCTCCTCGTGCGGGATCTCG